GCGATGGCGAAAAGGCAAAAGCTGCCAATGTGGTTTTTAGCTAATGGACTTTTTAAGACTCTACCAGCACCTTCTGCCTGACGGCAGAGCGTGGCGGACGACCATAGACAAACGGCTGCGCCAGTTCTTCCAAGGGTTGACGGTTGTTCCTGACGACGTTAAGGACGCCGCCGACAGCGTGTGGGCCGACTTACTGCCGGACACCACCGACAAGCTAAGCGAGTGGGAGGAAGAGTTCGGACTACCCGGCAACGTGGTAGTCGAGGCCGACCGCCGCTCGCGGCTGGCCGCAACGTGGCGCGCTCTTATCGGCGGCCAGACGCCCCGCTATATCCAAGACACGCTCAGGGCCTCGGGCTTCGACGTCTATGTCCACGAGTGGTGGGAGCCTTCAACGCCTCCGACACCGGGCAGCCCCGGCAACCCAACGACACGAAACCCCCTCCAATGGTTGCGCCGTGAGTTTACCGGCGTTTCGCTCTTGGTAGAATGCGGCGAGCCTGACGCGCTTTGCGGCGAAGCATTCGCGGAGGCGGGCAACAGTTTAGAACCGCTGGGCTATCCTTTAGTTAACAAAATCGTCGAGACGGTGCCGGACTTCATAACGCTTTGCGGCGAACCGCTGGCGGAATGTGGCGAACCGGAAGCCGCGTGTGGTAATTACCTAACTTTCAAGGATACAATAAAGGAATATATTGTGCCTAACGACCCGACGAAGTGGCCGTACTTCCTTTATATTGGCGGCGAGACCTTCGGCACGTTGGCGCGTATAGACCCCAAACGGCGGGACGAGTTCGAGGCGTTATGCTTGAAGATCTCCCCGCTGCAACAGTGGTTAGGCATTTTAGTTGAGTACACATAAAGAGGGCCGTAACGATGGCAATTAATCCAGAAACACAATACCCGGGGAAAATAGCCCCCGCCGACGCGAGCTATCCTTACGGGTCTGCCCGCAACGTAACAGTGCCGGGCGACGGAACCGGCACGCCATGGGAGGCGGCTTTGGTCAACGACCTGTTCGGCTTCCAGCAGACAGTTCTAGCGGACGCCGCAATCGTACCAAGCGGCACCCCGGAGACCGTCACAACTTCGCAGTATATGAACGCGTTTAATACCTTGTTCAGCCGCCGGTTCACCACCGTGGCGAATATGGAAGCGTTTGTGCGCCTTAAAATTGGCGATATTGTCCACACCAGCGGCTACAACTCGAAGGGCGACGGCGGCGCGAACGTGTACGAGATTGTCGCGGCGGCCACCGGGACAGACGACGGCGGCCAATATATCGACCTGCCGGGCAGCGGCTTACAGGCTAAGGGTTTATTCCCGGGCGGCGTAGTGACGGCCGAACAGTGGGGCGTACTGGGCGACGGAGCGACCGACGACAAGGACGAGCTGATCAACTTCATGGCCGCACCGTTCCGCCACAAGCAGCTGACAGGCGGCAAGACCTACCTCACCTCGTCACAGCTTGAAATGGAAAGCAACACGATCCTGAACATGAACGGCGCGACGCTCAAAGCATACGACGCGGGCGCGGGCTTCGAGAACGGCTACACGGCTGTTGTTAAAACCATTATCGGCTGGACTAATACAACTAATTCATTCGTTAAGAACGGCCACTTCGACGGCAACAGCGCCGTATTCGGAGGCCGTACACCCGACGGCAACACCGGCACTTACGCTTGTCTGGCGTGGACGGGCAACACCAACGTCGGGGCGATCGACTGTACCGCCGACGACTGTTCGGCTACCTGCTTCGCGCATTTAAGTAACGGCGTGCTGGGCCAGTCGCGTAATGTGTTCTGGGTCCGCTGCTACGCCAATAACTCGGGCCTTGGCTTCGGGCAGGAGATCCTGTTCGCGGGCGGCACGGGTGGCCTACACGGCGTTTCACCGGGCGACACCTACTACGTTCAGTGTGAAGCCGACGACGGCTGTAACTTCGGCCTGTATATCGCAGGCGGCGAGCACTTCGAGGTCCACGGCGGCCGCTTCGCCAACAGCCGGAACGATACGCTGGTCCTTTACACTGGCGACGCGCAGGGCGTGACGCGGGGCCGTTTCTACGGCGGTGTGATCGACGGCTCCGAGCGTGCCAACTCTAACAAGCTGGTAAATGCTAACAGCGTCAACATTCAGCCGGTCAATGTGGACCAGTATCTAAACGCGTCGATCATGGACGTGGAGTTCCACGGCACCGACTTTAAGGGCAACCCGAACTTTGCCCAGCTCGTCGATATTGTGCGCAACTGTAATATTAAGTTTTTCGGCGGGAATGTCCGCGAGACCAAGATCGTAGGTTCAAACGCTATCGCGGGAGCGGTTGACGTGACCAACCACCCGATCGGCATTCTGGAGACTGGCTTCGAGGACTGCCCGTCGGACTACGCGTTGGCGTCTTCTATCCCGGTGAAATGCCGCGGCGCTAAGTTCAGCTCCGTTGTGTCTGGTGTGGACCGCGCTATCCTGTTCAACGACCGGGCGGCCGACGACTCTATCGTTGCCGAGTGTCAATTCGGTTCAGGCCGAAGCGGCGAGCAAATGCAATTTGCTATCACTACCACCGTGCCGATCCGCGCTAAAGTGTACGGCAACAACGGCTCGGAAATGGTGGGCGCTCAGCTGATCCTTAACTCTTCAACCGGCAACGCTGCGAATATTGAAGCCTACGACAACACCCCCGGCGACCAGTTCGACGGCAAGAAATGGCGACAGGTGACAGCGGCCCCGACTGTCGGGACATGGCGCGAGGGGACTATCCTTTGGGACAAGACGCCCTCACCTAGCGGCAAAATGGGGTGGGTGTGTACGTCTAGCGGTACGTTCTCCGCGGCGACTGACGCAACCGGCGACACCGACGGCAGCACGGCAGTAATTACAGGCATGACCGACACTTCCGACTTCAACGTCGGGGACTTCGTGACCGTCTCCGCGGGCTTCCCGTCCACCGTGACGCCTTACGAAATCTTAGAGAAGACGGCAACCACGATCACGCTAGACACCAACAGCAACTCCGCACAAGTGGACGTAACTGTTGCCACTGTTGACCCCGTCTTCAAGACGTGGGGCGCGATCGACGCTTAACCCGAGGGGTTGGACTATGACCATTAGCACAAAGAACTTTCACCCGGACACTGACCGCAAGCTGTTATGCACTTGCGGCAACCCGGGGTGCGACCGTCGAAGCGTCAACCAAGAGACGCTCGACGCGCTGCAACTGGTGCGTGACGACTACGGCGCACCAATGACCGTAACCAGTGGCGGCCGCTGCCCGCTCCACCCAAGCCAAGCGCGCAAAGCCGACCCGAACGGCGGCGATCACCCGCGAGGCGACGGCGTGGACGTGGCAGTGTCGAGCCGCCAAGAGTACGACAAGCTCGCCATTCTGGCGGGCCGTCACGGCTTCAACGCCATAGGGGACGGGCTAGCGCAGGGCTTCATTCACTTAGGACGCCGACCGCAGAACGGCCGCCGCGTCTCGTCGTGGGGGTACTAGGCTATGAAGCTGCTAGACATTCTCGGAAAGGTTGGCGGCGCTGTCGTCAAGACTATGGTGCCCGGCGGTGGTTTGATCGTCGATGTGGTTAACGAGTTTTTGCCAGACGACAAGAAGCTGCCAGCGGACGCCACCGGCTCCGATATGCAAGCCGCGGTCGACAGCCTGCCACCAGACCAGCGCGCCCAGCTATTGGGCCGCGAGTTTGACGTGCAGATTGAGCAGCACCACAGCTTGCAAGCCATGCTGCAGGCCGAGCAGTCCAGCACGCACACCACCCGGCCACGGATCGCCCTCGGGGCGTTCCACTTGGTCGCGTTCGTGTCTATCGTGGCGATCTCGCTTTGGGCCTATGCGATAGCCGCGGGCGACGAAGAAATGGTCACCGCCGTGACTGACGGCTGGCCGTTTGTCGCTGCCGTGGTTGGCCCGTTCGTGACGCTGCTTTGGGCGTATTTCGGGGTGCTGAAACAAGAGCAACGCAACCGACTGAATGCCGCAAACGGATCGACAAGCGGCGCGTTGTCAAGTATCATTTCTCAAATTATCAAGAGGTAGGGTAGTGGGTGAAATGGCTAGGCGTTTCAGTGATCAAGAGTTAACAGACATGCACGACGAGTTGAAGAGCCTGTCGCGCCGGTTTGAAGACCACAAAGAAGAGGTCCACAACGACCTCGGGGAACTGACGGGCCGCTTCGACCGCCACGAGTCAGAAGAGGCTAAGAAGTTCGACGCCATGATCAACGCCGTAAACCAGAACACCACCTCCATAGATAAACTGACAGACGAGACCCGGTCAATTGTCGAATTGCACCGGGACCTCCAAGGCACAGCGCGGGTCGGAAAGTCCGTCCAGAACGCGCTGCTTTGGTTAATGAAATGGGGCGCGATAGGCACAGCGCTAGCCGCCTTCATTAAGTGGGGCCTTGAGTTCTTGCAGCCCTAACACGTCCGCCACCTC